GTTATAATAAAGATTTTAATAACAAAAAGTATGTGGTTTTACCATCAACTACTTGGTCAACATCTTGCTCTCCCTGGATAAGAGAAGGTTTTATTCCAATTTTTGTAGATATATCTACGGAAGATTTTTCTATAGATAAAGATTCTTTAATATCAATATTACAAAATTATAGCAATGAAATATCATGCATTTTCCCAACTTCCCTAATAGGTTATACTCCAGACATAGGTTTTTATAAAAATATTTCACAAAAATATGGAGTTGAAGTAATGTTTGATAATTGTGAAAATACATTTGGAGAATATAAAAACAAAAACATATCCTCTTATTTTACTTCAACAACCTCAACTTATTTCGGCCATCAATTGCAATCAGTGGAAGGCGGATTTATATTTACCAATAAACAAGAGGAGTATGAAAAGTTTTTAATGTATAGAAATCACGGAATGGCCAGAAGCCTTTCTGCATATAATTTAAAAACTGACTCAATTAGTAATCCTCAAGTTGACCCCCTTTTTGATTTTAATATTTTGGGAAACAACTATAGAAGTTCTGAAATAAATGCTGTCTTTGGACTGATGGATCTTCAAAGAGCAGAAGACTATAAATGCAAAAGGTTAGAATTATTTAATATTTTTAAAAATAACTTAGATAAAGAAAAATTTTACCTTCCAAAGACTAGAGAAAATTGTTTAGATATTAATTTTTGTTTGCCAATCATATGCTCGTCTAAAGAAATAAAAAATAAGTGCTTAGATTTTTGTAAAAAAAATAATATTGAATATAGACCAATTATTTCTGGATTTTTGGGATACCAAACTGCGTTTAAAAAGTTTTTTGATAAAAAAATTGATTTGTATAAAAACTCCATCAAGCTGCATGATTACGGTTTTTATGTAGGTTTATTTTCAAAACTAGAAAAAGAAAAAATAGAAAATTTAACAGAAATCTTTAATAATATATAAATGAAAAAAGTAATAGTAACAGGAGTAACAGGTCAAGTCGGCTCATATATGGTCGATTATCTTTTGGCAAATACAGACTATAAGATTTACGGAGCAATCCGTAGATTAAGCGTACCAAATCACAAAAATATTGAACACATAGATTCAGACCGTTTTGAACTCATTGAAATGGATCTAACCGATGAGCATAGCATCTTCACTACAGTTCAAGAAATCAAACCAGATTATTTTATTAATTTTGCCGCAAATTCTTTTGTGGGTAATAGTTGGCATATGCCAGTAAATCATTTTGATACAAACGCTCTTGGTGTTATGCGTCAACTTGAAGCCATTCGCAAGATCTGCCCAAGTTGCCGCTATTATAATGCAGGTTCATCCGAAGAGTTTGGTGATGTAGCCTACAGCCCACAAGACCTCAAGCACCCAGCAAGACCAAGAAGCCCGTATGGAGCATCCAAGGTAGCCGCAAGACAGATTGTAAAGGTGTGGCGTGAATCTTATGACTTGTATGCCCTTCAAGGCTATCTATTTAATCACGAATCAGAGCGTCGTGGTGAAGAATTTGTAACCCGAAAAATCACAAAAAATGTAGCACGAATTGCAAAAGCTTTACAACAAGGATTTACCGATTTCCAGCCACTTGAACTTGGCAATGTTGACGCCAAAAGAGATTGGAGTCACGCAGAAGATTTTGTGGAAGCCGTTTGGCTAATGTTAAATCAAGACAGCCCCAAGGATTATCTACTAGCCTCTGGAGAAACCCATACCGTTAGAGAATTCGTTGAGACTGCTTTTGATAACGCTGGTATCCAAGGTTATTGGTCTGGCGAAGGCGTTGATGAAGTTTACAAACTGAGAGGGGAAGTTCCTGTAGATATTACCCTAATGAAAGTGAACCCTAATTTTTACCGCCCAGCAGAGGTCGATTTACTTCTTGGAGACCCCTCCGAGGCAGAAAAAGAATTGGGCTGGAAAAAAAAGGTTGACTTTAAGTCATTAGTGTGCAGAATGTGCGAACATGACTTCAAAGAAATTAACGCCACATAAAAGGCGACAACTTACCATAGGAAGGCTTGTTGATGTTCCCAAAGCTCAAAAGCGATTCTTTTGGGCCAGGGAAATGAAGCTCCTCAAAGACCTTGAGGCTAGATATTCTCTGGAATTTTTAGAAATTGTCACTTTTCCAAAGAAATATGACAGCCTCGCTTACCTTGTTTCAAAGGAGTTAAAAAGCACAATGGACAGAAAGTGGAGAAATTTCAACTTTAAAGTTGACTTATCTAAGTATGATCCATTTATTTTAGGAGAAAAGACTGGAAAAGATTATGTCCCCAGCGATAATAGACCAAAGAATACAAAAGAATTATTAAAATGAGCGACAAAGATTCAGAATTGCTAGAAAAGTTCCTTAAAGACAAGAAGGGACAACATTATAACTTCGAAGAAACAATTGACTATAAAGCGTCAAGCGGTTCTCTTCAACTCGATTTAATGCTAAACGGGGGATTTGGCCCTGGATTACATAGATTCGTGGGAATGAACGAAGGAGGCAAAACATCCGCATCACTTGAGGTGATGAAGAATATGCTAAACGACATTCCAGGCTCAAAGGGCTTTTACATCAAGGCCGAAGGTAGGCTTTCAAAAGAAATGCAGGAGAGGTCTGGTGTAAAATTCGTTTTTGACCCAAAAGAATGGGTAGCTGGTACTTGTTTTGTTTTTGAGAGCAACATTTATGAAGTTGTGGTGGATGCAATGCACACACTCGTAGAACAAAATGAAGAAAAATACAAATATTGTTTCCTACTCGATTCCGTAGACGGCCTAATCTCACAACAAGACATTGATAAATCTTTCTATGATTCTAATAAAGTGGCTGGTGGCGCAGTTATCGCCGCCAACTTTATGAAGAGAATGTCCATTAAGCTCGCAAAACGGGGCCATATGGCCATTTTTATTAGTCAGGTTAGGGCAGACATTAAGCTAGACCCATACTCTAAAGCTCCAGTGCGTCAGACCTCCGCAACAGGCGGTAACGCCTTACTCCACTTTGCGAATTATATCATGGAGTTTGAGCCTCGATATAAGTCGGATATGATTTTACAAGACCCAGCGAAGAAGCAGCCAGACCCCAAGACCAACCCTATTATTGGTCATTGGGCTAAAGTTACGATTAAGAAGTCTCCAAACGAAAAGACAAACAACACAATTCTGTATCCAATCAGATACGGAAGAGTTGGCGGAAAGTCTATTTGGGTGGAGAAAGAATTGGTAGACTTACTATATATGTGGGAGTTTGTCACCAAGAAAGGAGCTTGGATTACTCTAGGTGAAGAGTTCAAAGAGCTTGTGGCTGACGTTATCCAAGACCTGCCAGAAAAAATCCAAGGAGAAGCTAATCTTTTTAAGATGATTGAAGAAAACGAAGAGCTTTCTAAATTTTTAATAAATTATTTTAAATCTAATATTGGAGAATTAGTGTAATGTATCCTGTAAGTCCATTTTCTTCCTCTCCAGTCCCTGGCGGCTGTGATGGAGTTTGGGCACTCTTCATCAACACCCCCTACACCTCTCCACGATGTGCACCGCAGGGGGTTTCTTTTTCACGGCCCCTTGGCCCTGCTTCCTAGGAGGTCGCAGACTGATATCATCCCCAAGGGTGTCCGTGATCATTTTTTTATGAAATTTTTAACTCTATATGGCAAAGAAAAGCCACTGAGAAACGCACATAAATACAAAATTAAGTGGAACGGCAAATGCCGCAGTAAATTCCAAGCAGAAGTCAGAAAATACATATACCCATACTGGAAATACGATGCTGTATATGAAGAATTTAAGGTGGTTGGCACACAATTGACTCTTGATTTTTACAATCATACTCGAAAAATAGCAATAGAGGTTCAGGGCGCTCAGCATTTACAATTTGTAAAACATTTTCATAAAAATAAAGCAAACTTTGTTCGCCAAATCCGCAGAGACAACAAAAAGATAGAATTTTGTGATATTAACGAAATCAAGCTGATAGAAATATATCCAGATGATAAATTGTCGGAAGATTTTTTTGCAAAACTTTTAGGGTAAGTGTAAAATAGTTTGAATGGAAACGCCACAATTTAAAGAATTTAAACTGCCACAAAAGATCCTAAGCCAGCTTTATGAGCTAACTGGGGGCAAAGAATGCTACAAAGGCTTCATTATCGTATATTCTGATGAAAACGGGATACCTATAGTCTATACAAGCTGCGAATCTCAAATTTTAGAAAATGGTTTGATTAAATCATTAGAAGATTACATTCAACAGAGTAGCGAAGATAACTTCGAAGAGGCTGAATCTTAATAAGGCTTGACAAACCATATCAATTGTGTAGTATAGGCACAATGATATATAGTTTGGAAATTGAAAAACAGGTCTTGGCCGCCTTTATCCAAAAGCCAAAAATTCTTTTAAACTTCATCCACCTTATCAGTGAATCTGATTTTCATGATGGATCTTTGTTGCACAAGACGCTCTTCGCTGTTCTAAAAAGAGCCTGTCAGAGAGACGAATCAATTGACGATATTGTTTTAGTTCAAAGAATCAAAGACCTCGGAATCAAGTTCGAGGAGGATATTTCTTTGATTGATTATGTAAGATCCTTATCCATGCGGAAGATTCACTCTGAGGAAAAAATTGAATCTTCAATCAAAGAGCTTAAAAAATACAGTGTTCGTAGGGAGATACAAAAGACTGCACAAAAAATTGCAGACTCCATGAAAAGCATTTCGCCAGATGTGCCCTATCTGAAAATCATCGAAAATGCAGACCAAATATACAACGATAAGATAAATCTTTTTGAGATTGGTGATGATGTTCCGTCTAATATTTATGACGAGATGGAAGATTTCATTGAAGATCGTGGCAACAACCCAATCGAAGAATTTGGCATGATGGGGCCGCACGAAAAAATTAATGACATCTATGGGTCACTTTTGCGCCCAGGAAATATTACCGTCATTGTTGCTCGCTCTGGTGTAGGTAAGACTCAGTTTTGTATGCACTACGCAACTCAAGTTGCATCAAAATATGACGTTCCAGTTTTGCACTTCGATAACGGAGAAATGAGCAAAGAAGAATTAATCATTCGCCAATGCGCATCCTTGTCTGGCGTTCCATCCCATCTCCTTGAAAGCGGCAAGTGGCGACAAGCTGGCGAAGATGTTGTCAACAAAGTTCGATCCGTGTGGAGCAGGGTTAAGAATTTACAATTTTATTATTATAACGTTGGCGGCATGGATGTGGATTCTATGATCAATACGCTTAAGCGTTTCTACTATTCAAAAGTTGGCCGTGGCAATAAGATGGTTTTTTCTTTTGACTACATTAAAACATCATCAGAAAGTAGTGGCAACAAAAACGAGTGGCAACTTGTTGGTGAGATGGTTGACAAGTTTAAGAAGTGCATACAAAAAGAAATATTGGAAGACGGCAATCCAGTTATTCCAATGATTACATCCGTACAGTCAAACCGTAGCGGCATCACCACCAATCGCCAGAGCGCAAACATTATTGATGATGAATCAATTGTTTCTCTTTCTGACCGAATTACTCAGTTCTGTTCGCACATGTTTATTCTGCGACAAAAAACCAATGATGA